GTATGAGTATGTCCAAAAAATTTTAATGCATATTCTGCTACTTTCTGTGGAGTTACTACTTCTGTTGTAAAAACAACTTTATCTTTTGTCATTAATGCTATTATTTTCTTAATGGTTTCATGTAAATCATCTCCAAAAGTAAAAATGTTTAACCATTCTTTCAATGGAATCCTTACCTTCAAGGTATCCCATAAAATTCTTTTACAAATCCAACGATTCTTAACCACATTACCTACTGAATTTAAATGTGCTGTTCCTGGTCCTCCTGAAGTCATACCATCATAAAAATAAAGTTTCGTTCTAACTATAATGTAACATAAAAAATGTGCTATACAAAGTGCTATTATCTCTAATTGTTTTTTCCTATCTGTAATTTTATAGGCTTTTATATAAAAATGACCAAATCTCATTCCAAACCAATACCAGAAAAATTGATCCCATGCTGATACATCTTGTGCTATGATATACTCACCTTTTGAAAAAGAATAAATTTTAAAAAAATCTCCCCACCATTCAGTACTATATGGGTTGATTCCTACCTTAATTGGACTATTAGGATCTTCATTTACATGCATCATCCATAAACCAAAATATTGTTTCCATTTAAGAATAAACCATTTAGGAGCACAAAAGAAAGCTCTAGTATAAAATGATTTAACTTTTTCTATTAAACGTAATTCATCTTTATTGTAAACAATATAAGTAGGTGCATAAACTTCTTCATTTAGTGCTGCTTCCTCAAATAACTTATATTCACGCATAATATCATTATCTAGAAATAGACCACCTGGATCAGTAGATTTTCTAAAAACTTTTTCAACTTTAATATTTTGCTGTACAAATGGACTACCTGCTGATGTTCCTGTTTCTGCTGATTGTACTTGACCTGGGATTCCGTCCATACATTCTTTAATGGTTAACTCCCTATTCTCAAATTTAGGAAAGCAATCTAACCAAAGTTCTGGATCATCAATTCCTTCTGGTTCTGGTGTTCTAACCCTACCTTGTGCTTTCCTAAAAGAAAGAATCATTGGATCTTTAAGTACTCCGTCTACAATTTCTGGTTTCAGTTTTGCCGGTGCATGTAAATTGGGATAATCTATTGGCGGTAATTCTTTGCCATCTAAAACTGTTCCTGTTTGTAATATTGACGGTCTTAATTCAGAAACTGAAGGCTGATAAATTGTTTTGGCAAAAGTACCCAAACATTGATACGGTAAATCCGCTTTAACTATAGAAGGATTAAATCCTAACTTTTCTGGGAACCAAGGACCACATTGTGCTTTTGGCATGTCCGTTGGCAGTTTTTGTGAATGGTTTGATAGAAACTTCTCAATATCTTCTCTATAAACTGGTGCTATATAACTCAATGTTGACTTTCCTGCTATATGTATTCCTACTATTGGCTCTTGAATTGCAGGATCATTTTCAATGTACACAAATCCACACTCTCCAGAAAATCCTTGACAGCCTTTTGCTACTACTACTGTTGGATTAACATGAATTGTTTTAG